TCGCCAGTTTTCGCCAACTCAATGTTTTTAGTTGGGCGAAGTGTTGCAACTTCCCACATGTCGTCTTGCATGATGAAGACGTCACGAGAACGGTTCTCACGGCTTGGCATGAACTCGATTGTTCCCCAAGGTGTGACATACACTGCCATTGACTTGATAACACGCTCATCGCCAGCTTGTACTGCTGAACGCTGGTTGTTGTTACCTGTGAAGCCTAGAGCAACATTCATTTGGAATGCTGATAGGTACACAGTGTCAGGGTTGCCGCCGTTTTCCCAGATAGACTGCATAACACCATCAAAGCGTGCTTGTGAGAACGCGATCAATGTTGTTGTCTCGTCTGTACGAGTGTCTGTACCGTCACCAGTTGGGTCTGCACCTTCGTTCGCACCAAAGTCAGTGTTTGATGTCAACCATGCAGGCGCACCAGCAAGCTCACGAGCAACAGATGAAGAACCAGAAACTTTTGCGTTGGACGCAAAAAGAGCCTTCTCAATGTCCAATTTCTGTTCTTTGGCGATCTTCAATGTTTGGTATGCGATCTCAGCCGCACGACCCGCTTTGTCCAAACCTTCGTCTGTGTCAGGCACCGTAACTGCGTTTTTGAAAATTTGAGTTCGATTGTTCAATCTGCTCGTTGCAGCGGCTGCTGACGCAGTTGTGTCGTCACCTTCAATGTGCGCGTTCGCTGCTGATGCACGCAACGCGTCTGTCTGCCACTCAACCAAAGTGTTAGACGCAGATGTTTTGCGACACTTGGTGTAAAATGGTGTTTCTTCAGGCGAGATGTTAGTGATGATGTCACTAAGGTCTTCGCGGATACCGACAGCATCATAGCTGTCAAATGTGTTAGTCGGTTGTGCCATAGTAATTTACTCCAAATTTAAGGCTTTAGCATCAGACTGAGGGCGTCCTCAATCCGACCAGATTTGCGCAGCTTTTGCTGCTGTTTCTTCTTAGCCGCAGCTTCACCATCCCCAACTCTACGCTTCGCTCCAGCCTTGACCACTGGTTTCGGCTGCTCACCCTTTACTGCATCCTTCTTCTTCTGCTGCAAGCGCCGCCATTTCATTGCATCGTTCAATGCACGAACATAACGAGCATCTGCTACGCCTTGTATTTCGGCCTCAGAAAAGCCGTAATGCGCACCAGTTTTAACCAGCTCTGCCTTGAGTTTGTCGCCTCTTTCAGGATCAGCGATCTCAGGTAAATGCTGCTTTAAAATTTCAGCTTGCTGTGTCAGGAACTGCTGACGCTGTTGCACTGACATTGCTTGCTGTTGCTGATGAAGTTGTTGGACTTGTTGGATGTGCTGATTGTATTGACCCACCGCCTCATCATACTGAATTTTCGCTTCCATATATCCAATGGGGTCACGATCAAACAGCTCTTTTGATGGAGCTTCTGGTGGCGTCATGCCAATCTGTTGAGCTTGTTGCTGCATTTGCAGGAATTGCTGCTGCTGCTGTGCTAGTTGCTGAGCTTGCGTTTTGTACTGTTTTTCAACTTGCGCAATCTCTTGCATGCGTTGATTGATATAGCCTTGACCTGATGCTGACTGCTTCAACTGATCCAGTGTCCACATCTCTTCTTTGCCGTTAATCTTAACGGGGATAAGATTGGTTTCCTCAGCCGCTTCAACTTCTGGAGTGTTATCAAATTCAACGTCATCTAAATCAACGTCATCATCGTCGCTCTCAAATTCTTGAGTTGGCTCCGCTGCTTCCGTTGTTTCTTCAGTCACCTCTGCGTCTTCAACCTCAACAGCTTGCGCTGCCTCGGCTTCTGGTGCTTCGGTTGGTTCAGTAATTAGGCTTACTGCTTCCTCAATAGTAGTCGCATTTTCCACGGTGCTACTTCCTTATCGTTTACGATCTAGAAGTGTCTCTGCTGCGATTGCAGCGTCAAGGTTCACTTCGATCAGGTTTAGCGCACGAATGATTGCGTGCGCCTCTTCGCGCTTCTCAACGTCTTGAGCTGCGCTGTTTGCAAAAACCATCATCTGGCTTTCACGAACCTCTTGAACGAACTGCGCAAAAGCAGTGTCGTTCTTTAATCTTTTGGCCTCATCAGCCTTTATGCGTATGTCCGTACTCACGCCGATCCACCTTGGGCAATGTTAGCAACTGTGCGCAGCTTTTCTTGCTCGGCTTTAATACGCGCAACATCTACTTGTGTTCCATACTGCCCGTACACCTTTGCCGCGTCAACTAGCAGGTCTTGCGCCATCTGATCGCGCTTACGGTCATCTTCTGCGGCAGCCTTTTGTGCATCCAACTGAATTTTCATCATGTCAGTGTTCATCTTAGCTTGAGCCTTGATTTGCTCTGCCTGCAAGATTGCTGCATTCGGATCAGGCATTTGCATCTGTGCCATCTGCGACTGCTCCATCTGCTGCTGTTGCTGCATCTGCATCATCTGCCCTTCAATATCAGGCGTGATCGGCGCAAAGTAACGTTCTGCATTGCGAACACCTGATGCAGCTAGAACGTCTGCTAGGGTGTTGCGGATGTTTGTCAGTGACACCAGTCCATTCATTGGGCCGTAGTTCTGATAGACCTGCTGCTGAATTTGCAAAATGCCTTGCAGCGCGGCTGCTTTCTCTTGTTCTCTGCCAGTGCCTAGACCGACATTCACCTGGATGTCCATGTCTGCGTTCCAGACGCGCGGATCAACAGGCACAAACTGTCCGTTCATGCGCATCAATTGTTCTTCGTCTGTGTGCTTCACATGCAAACGTAAAAGCAGGCCGAACATACGACGCATGCCCTCTGACAAGTTGCGCACCATAACCTCAACCTGAGCTGCCGCTGCGTCAACTGTTGCCTGAACGCCTGCCGCAGTTGTTGACTGCATGGCGTCTGGGTTTAGAGCAACATTTTGTGAAACGCCAGTTTTCTGCTCAACCAAGCCATCCATATACTGTAACGCGCCGAGTGTCTGCCCGGCAGTGAATGGCACTGCAAGGTCTTGGATCGAGCCTGCCTGACGCATGCGAACGACTGCGCCGATTTCGTTGTTTAGCACATCGTCAATGTTGACTGCGCCATCAACAATACCAATACGCGGGTTGTTCGTCATGGCTACGTTATCAAGGATGCCGCGAATGATTGCTGTGGATGCATCTTGGTCATCCATAATCAGCTCAGCAAGTGAACGTCCGTACATTGTGTGCGGCTCTGGATCGACCTCAAAGACCGAAAATGGCACTTCGTCAACACGCTCAAAGTCTAGCAGCTTGTAGCCTGAACCACCGCAGATCATGCGGTGCAGAACTGGTACGCCTGTGCCTTCTACGTCCAAGCGCATATATGCTTCTGTGACTGCGACATTGCGCATTGCTGGATCGCCTGACTGATCTTCGTAGTCGTCTTGCGAGTAGCCACGACGCTCAATGTCTTCTGCTTCAGAGATGTCTGACGCACCGTACAAGCTATCTAGGTCATAGACCTCCTCAAATGGGTAGCCCATTGCAACCAGATCACCTACGCGCATTTCAGTGCGGTGGCAGACGACATATGCATCATCTAGCGTTCTGGCCTGTGAGTTTACGAAGAACTCCTCTGGCGGTACGCTTTCAATCTTTAGGCTGCCCTCTGGGATTGCCCGAGCGACCTTCATAGAGAAGCTAGGCACTTCAATCTCCATGCCCATCTCGTCCATCGTCATACTCATCATCATCTCTTCCTCAACGATAGAGATGCCAATGTCAGACAGAATGTAATCACGCTCTTCTTGGCTTAGGTCTGTGTAGCTGTAAGTTTCTGTGCGGTACTTCGTTTCCCAGTAAACTTTAACGATACCCTGTTTTTTAATCAGAGCGTCATGGAATGCATCGTTCAGAACGCGGAAGCCGTCATTCTTGTTAAACACATAGTGCATAAAGTCTGTTGCTTGTTCTGCAAACGCCACATCTTCTGGGCCTTTGGGGATGTATTCAACAGGCCGAGCAGTTGACATGAACACACGCATCAAACTTGGCTTGACTGCGCGTACTGTATCGCGAACCTTTGTTGCTACGACGCTAGACCGTCCGTCTTCGTAGCCAATATCAACCTCACCATCAAAGTATCGCTGAGCCTTAATCCTGTCGTGCGTAATCTCGCTTTCAACAAAATCAACAGCCTGCGCAATCGCATCCTGAACGATCCCCTCAACTTCGGTGAAACTTTTTTCTTTAGGTTCCATTGTTTTTCCTTACTGTGGGCCAATCATGCCAAGAACGCCTTGGGCTGTTTGCGGTGCATTTTCTGTTGTTCCATATATAGCACCACTTCTGCCGCCAGCATAGAGAGCCTCAGAGCCTCGTTGTATTAAGTTCTGAATGACTGCTATGCCGCTCTCATCACGCAGCATGCTCTTGATGTAATCAGGGTCTTGAGACAACAATGCTTGAACGACCTGCTCGCGCTGACTGTCTGTCAGTTCTGGGCGTGTGCGTGCTGTCAGCTTGCGTAGCAAGCGCAACATGCCAAAGGTGGTTGTCGCCTCTGCAATGTCTTCTGCACCAACACCTGCGCCTTGTCGTGCAATTTGCTGCCCTGACGATTGAGTTGGAGACTTGAGTAGAATTGTTTTTACAAGTGCATCAGCACCTTCTTGAGTTTGCAGCTTCATCGCTAGATCACTCATGTCTTCCCCTGGGAATATAAGCTGCATCATCTGGCCCAAAGCTGTGTCTGGGTTTGCAAGGTCTGCTGTAATCGAGGCTGCACGCTTGCTTGTCATTGCAATCCGCAGTTTGCGCATGATGCCAGTGCGATAAGCCCGCAATGCTTCGTCTCCCAACGCAGCAATACGATCAATGTCTAACTCAATCTGATCAACGTCAGGAGTTGCTTTGAACGCCTTTTCACCAGCTTTATACGCTCTATCCTGATCCATCATTGTGTTGTATGTTGCACGAGCCTGCTGAGTTTCGTCGCTAATCATATCAATAGCATCGCGCAACTCTTGTTCCAATGCGCCGTATGCCTTGGCTGTGCCGCCCTCACCAGATTTGTAATACTTCCCCTTTAGATCGTTGATTGCACGACGAACAACTTCAGCCTCTTGGATCGTTGGCGCACGCAGTACATTCACTGATCCATCCTCTGCCAACTCAAAAAATAGTTCTTTACCACCAACGCCTAACTCACGACGAACTGCCGCGAATGCTTCTGGCGCACGCTGGAAGATGTCTTTCATGATTGGTAAAGCATTTTCTGAGATAGCGCGCTGCATTGATGGGCTATTATATAAATCTTGAGCTGCGTCTGCTAGATCGCTCATACGATCAGCTTCATCGCGCAAGAAGTTTGCGCCTGGTGCAACGTCTGTCAGATATTGCTGCACATCCTCAACAAGCTCTTTACGCAGTTCGCCTGGGCGTGTGCGTGCAGTGCCAGAAAGCAGTGCAGCACCTGGGCCACCTTTATCAAAGTATCCACGAACAGCCTCTTGCAGAGTTTTGTTTTCTGCCATCAATCGGCCTTCTGCGACTTCAATATATGCTTGCTCAGGCGTAATGCCTGCCTCGGCTGCTATGCGCTGCAACTCTTGCTCAACTGCCGAACCGCCTTTGTTGCCAAGTTTTCTGCGCGTGTAATCCATGAAGTTGCCGAGAGTGCCTTGCAGTGCCTTGGCTGCAATGTCCAACCCGGCGCCTAAACCTGCGCCAACAGCGCCGCCAGTAGCTAACCCGCGAATGCGCTCTTCTACACCTTCACCAGACAGAAAGCCTGTCGCCGCACCTTGCACTGCGCCATAACCTGCTGAGCCTGCTAAAGTGCGAGGAGCAACAATGCCTGCTGATTTAGCTAGGCCAGACAGCATAGGATAGCGGGAGCCGAGCGCGACAGCACCGCCTGCGCCACCAGTGAACAACGACGCAATAATAGCGGGCAAGGTTGCACCTGCAAGCTCAGAGCCTAACGCCAAGCCTGGACGCTGTTCTTGAAACTGGCCCACCTGACCGCGAATGTCATTGAGCAGATCATCATACTCACGCGAACCGAAAATGCTGCGAATGTATGCTTCGGCTTCGTCAGCGCCTCCGAATGTTAAACCAGACGCTACTGATCGAGCAACACCCGCTCCGACATTCGCCTGTGGTTGTTGGCCTAATTCTGCCAATGCTGCGTTAGCTCTATCTAGTGCGGCCTGTTGTTCTGGTGTCATTTTTCAGTCCTTATGGGAATAGTGCTTTATCTTCTGCTGACATTGCGTTCCACTGCTTAATAGTAACGCCAGCAGCTTTAGCCGATTGCGTTCTCGTGTCTTCTGGCTCATCAACATCTGTTTCTGTTGGGATGGGCGAGAAGTTTGGCATAGGTGTCGGCTTTGGGATGACCTCGTTGATAATTTCTTGAGAAATGCCTGCAAAGCCTGCGGTTTTAACGGCTCGGTCATATTCAAGTTTAGCTTTGTCAAAGTAGAACTTTGCACGCTTTTGAGCAGTTGAATAAATCCGATTTCTGACAGGTTCTGGCAAGTTGCCAGTGCCAGCGATAAAGTTCTGAACGTCTTTAACAAACGCATCAATCGCACCGCCTGAACGAGCGACAGCAGCCTGCTCACTTTCACGAACAACACTTTCAGGATCAAGGATTTTAGCAAACGCGACAGTCAAAACATAATCATCAACACCTGATTTGTTTTTGATTGCGCTTGAGATAAGGCCATATCCGTTAGCAACCTCATCATAAATTTTATACCCTTTTAGAAGATCGTTACTCAAGTTGCGCACGATGCCAAATTGCTTATCGTCAAGAGTTTTTAGCTTTTCAGGATCACCGCCGTAAATAACTTCACCAGTTGCTTCGTTTATTAACCTGCCATCAACAACCTTAGTTTTCGGCCCGCCCAACTTTTCAGACAAAATGGAACTCATCACATTAGCAGCCGACTGAGGATTAGCTTCAACAGCCGCAGCAATCTCTGGGTAGCCATTCTTTTTCAGCCACTCAACTGTCTTATTAACACGACCTGTTTGCACCCGCGACTGCCCCTGCTCTCGGATCGCTGAGCCTGCACGCATGCTTGGCAGAATAAGCGGATCAAGAGCTGCCGCAAATGTTTCAAACTTTGATAGTCCAGTGTCTGGATTGCGCTGGGTTGCAAAATCCAAAACACCTTTCAGACCGCCAGTTGACTGCTTCATCTGTTCTAGCAGCGACGGCTTTTGTGTTGGCTGTGCTGTTGTTGGCTGTGTTACATCCATGCTTTGATCTCCTCGCGTACTAGCAAAACCTAGCAGCCCTTTTAGTCGTGGCCCACGAAACTGAGCAATACCGTATGCACCCTGACCGCCGCCAGCAGGGTTGTATGCATTCGGATCAATCTGCGCGTAGCTTTCTGTCATTAGGTTGCCGACGATGCCTGCGGCTTGCGCGTCAGTGAAGCCTTTACCTTTAAAGTAGTTAAAAGCAGTTTGTGCATTCTGCGGCAGATTGCTAAATGCGTCTGTGCCTGCCGTCTTAAAGACTTCAAGCGCATACTGCTTGCGACGATCTAAGCCATGACCGCCAGCGCGTTCATACTTTTTTTCAAACAGCTCGGCATAGTCTTGCGGCGTCACATTGCCCGCAGACTTGAAAGCGTCCATTGTCCGACTTTCTGGCCCTTGCAGCTCGTACATCATATAGTCGAGCTGCGTCTGAAACGGTATGTTATAGTTTACTGCCATATCTTACCCGAAAGGTTTAAATCCCATTCCAGCCGCTGCTTGCAGGTAGTTAAATAAACCTGGGCTGCTGCTTGACGTCGTTGACTGCGGAACTGGCGAAGCACCAATCGCTGCCAGTGGCGCACCTAGCGCAGCCGATGGCGAGCCGATGTAGCCCGCGTACTGCTGACGCGCTGCGTCGATAAGCGCTTGCTGCAATCCTTGCTGCAACAGACCTTGCTGTGATTGCTGCTGCTGAATTGTCTGACCGATGCCAAACGCCTGCTGACCAAGCCCTGCAAGCTGTGATGCTGCACCCTGACGCGCACCAAATGCAGCAAGTTGATTAGCAAAGTTTTGCTGCTGAGCTGCTTGGCGTTGCTGCGCCATATACTGCGCCGCTGCTGTCTGAGCTGCTGTATTTGACGCTGCGACTTGCTGCGCACGCTGGATGTTTGCCGCTTCTGCCGCTGTTTGCGCACCTGCGCCATACTGGGCTGCACCTGTGCGCGCTGCCACGTTTGCTGCTTCAATCTGCTGCTGCCGCGCAATGTTTGCTGCCTGAGCTGCTTGGGCTGAGCCTGCGCCAAACTGCTGCGCTGCTTGTTGCGCTGCGACATTCGCCGCCTCTGTACCTGCAAGCTGACCCACATCAAACTGAGCCGCGCCCATCGCCTGCTGGAAGCCGCGCTCACGCAAGTTTGAAACTGCTTCTGCTGCTTTCTCTGCAAAGCCTTTGCGTGTCTCCGCTTCAGCTATGCCTTGACGAGAACCGCCAAACGCACGAGCTGCTGTGGCTTGCTGACCCATTACGTTGAGCGCCTTTTCTTGCGCACCAGATAAATCCTGAAGCGTGCGATCAATGACTGCCTGCTGATAGGGGCTTTCGTACTGAGCAATGTCACGACCAGCCAATGTAAAGCCGCGGCGCTGAGATGGATCATACCCGAACCCAGTCTGCATGCCTTGCAATTGCTGCTGGGCTGGGGTGTAGCCGTAAGCCTGCTGTTGGCCCTGCACTCGCTGCATTGTTGGAGCGTATCCGAATGCCATTGATGGGGGAGCTTGGAACCCCATGCCCGCCTGCGTCCCCATCATAGCCTGCTGCAATGCGCCTGCTGCTGCTTGGTTTACGTTGAAGCCGCCTTGTGGAGCTAGAGGCGCAAACTGGCCTTGCGTTGGGCGAGGCATTGGCTGACCGACCGCTCCACCGCCACCTTTTCCGCCGCCTGCTGGGGCTGGCGCAGCAAGTGGCTGCTTCATAGGCAAATGCCCGCCAGAGTGCGCAGGACGCATAGGGTCAGGATTAAGCGTTGCCACTAAATTTGCTTTTTCCCACCAAGGACCGTCGCGCCTACCTGCTGAGGGCATGGGGATACCTCTAGGGTCTGCGTTGGGAGACAGTGGCAAGGTTGTCCCACTGTTTGCAAATTGTGCAAGTGGGTCTGTTGCTGAAGCTGTCGGCGCATTCGGCTGATTAACCATGTCAAACCCTGTTGTTATACCGCCTGCTGAACCCGCCATTATGCGTCTCCTTTAACTAGGCCAACCGCAAAGAATTGGACTGTTCGCGCTGCAAAGTGAATAGCGCCTTTGATTGTACGTTTTTTGCCAGAGGCAAAGTCAATATAGTTGCGGAACTCTTGGTAATGCTCGTGTGCCTTACCTTGCTCAATCTTCTTGCGGCCTAAGTGACGATAACCTCTGCGGATCGCTTCGCCCCACCACTTGTCATGCAAGTTATGCATACACCAGACGACTGCCTCGCGCTTCATGCTTGGCGTGAATGCTCCTGAGCTGACTGCGTATGTTGCGACCACGCAGCCATCACCGCTTTCCCCTGCGTAACCGCTATCACTACTTTCGTCTTTTTTGCCTGCCCCAATGTTAAGAGCGCGACTGATAACATTTCCAGGCAGGTCCTCTTCAGCCTCAACGTCAGAGGGCAGCTTTGGCGTGACTGTAGGCAATGGAGCGTCATCATCTTGCGTGTATGAGCCTGTAGCTGTGTTGTAGGTCATACCTGTCGGCGCTGCCGCCTCCATTTCTGCCACAGTTGGCGTTTCGATTGGATTATTTGCAGCACCAACATTGTAGCTATCGCCAAGTAACAAGTTGCCAAGAAGCGTGTTTGAAGCAAGACCAGTGACGCCCTCAGTTATGTCATTCATAATTTGGGTTCCAGTGCCAGCAGTGCTTGTATCAGTTATACCTGATGCTGGCGTCGTTATAAACTCCGATGCTTGCTCTCCACTCAAATCAACCTGTGGGGCCATGAAGTTTTCAATTCCAGCAGCGTCTAGAACCTCTGGCGTAATCCCAAATCCAGTTGACATTCCAGTAGGATCGCTTACTGCCTGTTGAGACTGATAATCATAAACAGTTTGGAATGCCTCATTATAATTAGGATTTGTTGGGTCAGTAGCAATAATCTGTTGAGCAAGCTGAACCTCTGGGGGCGCAATGTTAAAAATCTGATCATTTGGCTGAACCGCTAAATTAGGATTTGCCGAAAATGAAGTTAGCTCATAGTTTACTGTTTGAGGACCAGCTTGCGCTTGCGCTATAGCTAACTCATTCGCTCGCTGCGCTGCACGCTCTTGAGCACTTGTCTGGTACTGCGTGTAATCAGTCGGCTGATAAGCATACTGCCCAGTAAACGGATCAATAAAGAAGCTATCAATGTACGATTTCTGCGCTGGGCGGCGTGCAGCCAACTCAGCCTGAGATTGTTCAAACATTGGCGCTGATGAGTAACCTTGAATGCCGCCTGCATACTCAGTTGGAGCAGGCATTCCGTAAATGTCTTGCCCTTGAGGTGTCGCCATTCCAAACGCGCCAGCCGCACCTGCCACGTTTTGCATTGCAGCCTGCTGCATTGGTGTAAGCGCTGCAACGTCTGGGCCATAATATGGAACATAGCCAAGCTGCGAAATGCGCTCGGCTTTGTTTAAGTTACGCTGTGCCGCAGCTTCGATGTACTCAGGTATTTCTACCGATGACGTTTGTGAGCCGCCTTTACCGCCTGACATTATTCAAACTCCTTAACGTAAGAGGAATGCAAAGTTTTCCAACCGTGCTTCTCTAGTGGTTTTTTCCAGCCAAAGCGACCAGTCATCATCAAACATTCACACCCTTGCGCTTTGGCCCACTCTATCACATTTTCATGCATATCCAAAATCTGATCCAATTCGCCGCCGCCAAGGAACACGTTTAACGCTTTCTTTTTGGGATATACCACAATTTCTGTGACGATACACCCCTTCTCCGCAGGCCATAGCTGCATCGTACCTCGATACAGACCCTCAGCAACGTCAATAAAATCATGCGTGCCATTAGAATACTCTAAGGCCGCCTCAATCCACGGGCGGCAGCGCGTAATCTCTTGTGCAAAATCCGTATTATCCATGTAACCTCGTTATCGCAATCGTAGACGCAGGCGCAGCGGGCGCAAAGGCCGTTGCAGCCGTAGCTTCTAGAAACCCTGATGTGCTATCTACTGCCCACATAGCCTCTAAGTAATCGCCAGCACTAACATCAAATATAGCAGACCGAGAAACAACCAAAACCGCGTTGTTTTGGTGCAAGGCGTTTTTCATGGTTGAACCCGCAACGTCTGTGCCATTAATGCGAGGCCAAAACCAGAAGTTTACAGTGCTACTTGATGTAGATGCAATCTGCGCCGAAAAGCTCACCATGTACTGACCCGCTTCAGCAAAAACCAACCGAGAGCTTGGCGTTCCGTTTGTAATCCCCTCTGCGACACTAGATGTGTACGTTAAAGCGTACGCTGTGTTTATTGCCGCAGCAGTCTGGTCTGTCGTAATCGCGCCAGAATATTGACCGTCTTCAAGAACAATCTGAACCCATGCGCCATCTTTGGATACAACAGGATACTTATTCTCACGATCCCACATAAGCAGACCATCATCCGCAGCAGGCTCCTCACCTGTTTGCTGCACAAGAGGAATGCGGGTCTGACCGAGGTGCTGCATCAGACGACGCGCCCATACTTTCCAGTCGTCACCTCTTGGCTCTGGTGCGCGTTGCTGCTGTGTCATCTACGCCCACCCTGAACAACATCAATGCGATTTATGCCAACACGCCAATCAGTATAACGCTGCCCCTCAACGCGCAAACGAACCTGACGACCAGTAAACCGCATGCTTGTCGGGTTGCTCATACTAAATGGCCCATAGTCTCGCTCAGTGCCGTTTGGATAAAACCGCGTTTTAAATGTGGCATTCACATCGCCTTGCGTTTTCTCATCTGGTAGCATTTCAATAACAGACATCACATTATCGCCAGTTGCAATGCGGAACGGCCCACTTTCTGCGAATGGCGTTAGATCATCATACTCTAAGCCAATCTCATGCTCGTAAATCTTCTTATCTGACGCCTTAGACCAAATTGGCTGACGGAATGCGCCACGATCAGACCCAGCAGTGCGGTCAAGCTGCCCAATATACCAAGTGCCTTCGATGTAGTTAAACACAACATAGCGGTCATTCTCTGTTGACCCGCCGCTTGGGTAGAACCACCAAATCTCACCAAACATTGAATTGGATACACCAAAAGCCTTGCTGACTTGCGCTTTGTTTATATCGTTAAAGACATAATCAGAAACATCGCATGGCACTTCTTGAACGCCGCCACCTGTGTAGGTGTAGAAAGAATTAACGCCCATCCAGAACGCACCTTGGTCAACGACAACGCAAGCCTCATTTGCTGCCAGACCGCACGATGTACCAACGCGCTCAATGCCATAAACGTAAGGCGGGCCAATATAGCTTGCCACATGAGCATCACGCGTTGTGAGCAGCAAGGTCTGACCCTTGACGCTCACACCCTTCATTAGAGAGCCAGATGTGTTTAACTCCAGATCGCCAGCTTCGTTTGTCGCAGCAGGTGTCCAAGTATTGTTATCTTCACGGTCAGACCATTGAACCTTGCGAGGATTGCCGCCTGCGCCAAGCGCAAACAAGAAACGCTCCTCTGTTACGACGATCCCTTTGTTACTCGTAGGTGCATTGCTTAGAACCGCAGCAGCCGTGCCTGTATTTAGCTCCCACTGATAAATCTTGCCATCGTCTTCGTTGCAGGCGAGCAAGAACTCACCCCAAGGCTCTAAGTGCCAAGACGTTGCAGGCAGAATGCGGGATGTATCTGGACGCGCAACGCCATATGCAAAGTTGCCGTAAAAGTTACCGCCGTACCCAGTAAACGCAAGCGCGTCTTCACGACCCGCTGTCAGTCCAGTCGGCGTAATTTCAAACTGCGTGCCAGCAGAGTTATAAACGTAAAGCTCATCATAGGTGCCAGTAGCAACCCAACGGTCTGCGCTGTTGTCTGACCAAGTAAGCATTCCGCGCATCTTGGCGCTGGTTGCTGTATCTGAGCGAGTACGCCAGCCGCCAATCGGACGCATAACGCCATCATGCCAACGCACTAAGTTTGCATCGCGCCATCTGCCTTGTGCTTGGAGGTCTGTGCCGTTGCGATAAACGCCTGCTGGAATGTTTAGGTCAATCAGTGCCATTGGCGATCCTTACGTTACACTATCGCGAATATAACATATTACTGCAAATATGCAAAAGCCCAGCGTTTGCTGGGCTGGTGCTTAGATATGAGTGCTGCTTATTCAGCCTCGGCCTCTGGCAGCTCGTCCTTGAGCTTTGTAATGAACGCCTCACGCCCAACTTGCATCTGGGTCACGTTGAACTGCGCGGACGCAATCTTTTGATCCAGTGAGTTGATGTGATTAATGCAGGCTTTCGCCGCGTCCGTTAGCTGATCTTCAGTGTAGTCTACATCGTCAATCGTGATGACCTTTTTTTCTTCAGTCATTTGATTTCCTTTCTGTATTACTCAGCAGCCCAAGGCATACCGCTCAGTGATGTTGGGTTAGCCATTGCGTCCAGTTTAGCTTGGATCGCAGCCTCGGTGTCATCTTGGTTTACTTGTTCTTGCACCCAGCCCAAGACTGTTGCTTCAGTCAAGCTGTCATATGCCACCCAGCCATCCGCAGATGGATCAGGCTCATGTGATGTGGTGCCGTAGCTCGACGCAGTGTTGTCGCCATCTACGCCTGTGCAACGCCAGTGTGCTACTGTAACGCCTTTGTCAGCGTCGTTGTTGTACTCTACGTTTGCGATAGTCCATGTGAATGTTGCTGGCATGATATGTCTCCTATATTGCAGCAATGATGAACGCTAGTAATTCGCTGTAACGAACACCCATGCGTGACTTTTCTTCGCCAGTTTCTTCGTCAGTCCATGTTGTATGAATGAACATGCCGTAGTTGCCAGCGTCTAATCCTTCAGCCGCAAATGCGGCTTGTAGGTCTTGTGCAATGATACCAAAGTGTGTTCTGGCCTCATCGCCTTTCTCTGCTACTGCATCCTTCCAGCGGAATTTACGCAGTAACCCTTTAGCGGCTACGGCAACACGTTGCTCTGCGTCAGATAGTTCTGCAATGTCCTGCTTCTCGTTGCGGTCAGATGTTTGGATCGTGCCGTTGGTGGCGTAGATGTCTTTGTATCTATAAGTGCTGCCACCTAAATCAATAGCAGCATCCCTTATGCCACCTGTAGCAGTTGTAATAGGATAAACAGTATCGTCTGCAGCACTAAACGCAATGCCAGTGTCTCCTGATCCTATATAGATATTACCAGAGTTAGCCCCAATACTCCCCACAGTGGTGTCGTCTTTGCGGAACACTGCAATGTCGCCGTCTGACGTTTTACGGTTAAAGAGAACAGGGTTAGTACCACTAGCTGTTGTTACAGTTTGTCCTGTAGATTGGAATACCTTAAAGCCAACATCATTAGTTGCTGTACTAGTAGTCCCCACCAGCAAGTTACCGCTGCTGTCGATGCGCATACGTTCTGAGCTACCATCCGCATCAACAAATGCTAATCCGTCTGAGCCGTTTAGTGTGTCAATATAAAAGCGTCCTGTGCCACCCTCAAAAAAGCCTATCCTACCTTTTCCAGAGGAGGCGTTAATAGCAAGCTGTGTTGCTGTACCTTCAACTGCAAGTTTACCATAAGCAGACGGATTTGACAGGCCAATCCCAACATTACCGCTGCTGTCGATGGTCATGCGGTCTGCTGTATTGTAAAAATTAAGATTAGTACTATTCGTCTTCTGATACATATACCAATCGTTAGTATTGAAACCCACCTCACCCTGAGATGCAGTTGTTCTTTCTGCTTTTATGTAGGAGTTACCAGAGGCTGCTTTAAGATGGATGCCCTCTGATGGACTTGTAGTCCCAATCCCCAA